ACAAACCGGACGCTGCACACATGCCTGTCGTGAAGATTGAGCCTACTGACGAGTACCCGGTGCCTTATAGTACCGACGACGAGGAGCTCGATAACTTCGCGGACAAGCTGGCCAGCGCTGCCAGTACTGCAGAACTGCTGGAAACCCTTGGTGCTCCGGTAGAAGTAGACCCTGCTACGCTGGATGAGGAGAAGAAGCTCCTCGATGCGGTCATCAACGACCAGAAGACTGCACCTCTCAAGAACCTGCCTACGGCGCTAGGCGCTGCGTCCTTCCTGCGTGCTTACGGTGCCAACCGTGCACTGGACGTGGATCAGGTGCGTGCGGCTCTGACTAACAAGCTGCTGGAGATCGCCGACTGCGGCGAGGTCAAGTACGAGCTGAAGGCCATTGAGCTGCTCGGTAAGCACAGCGACATCGGCCTGTTCACTGAGCGCAGCGAGATCAACGTCAACTATAACAACCCAGAGAGCCTCGAAGCGGCGATCAAGGAGCGCGTCAAGCGCCTGCTGAACGCGGACGTTATAGATATGAAGCCACTGGGTATGGACCTCGACGAGGAGCTTGGGATTGCCATCGTCGATGGTGAGTTCTCAGAAATCGGTGACGAAGACGAGGATGAAGCCGGTGAGTAAGCCATACAGCTATGGAGCGGTATTTATCACCGGAGCGATGGGGATGCCGGGTTCTGTGGCGCTTCCGTATCTGGAGGTGAAGGACAACGAGTTCGATCACGATTTGCTGCTGCACCAGCGTGGGCCTTGGCCTGAGGGTGAAGAGGGTCGATTGAGCCGAGAGCAACTGCACCGGCTGGTTGATGCGTGGATTGATGGGGTTGAGTTTAAGTAATGGCTACTCCTCAGAACATTTCGATCAAGGATATCCCCAAAATCCTCCACAAGCTGCCGGTGCACGAGCAGGAGGTGCTGCTGGCCGAGCTGGAGAAGCTCAGCGAGCTCAAGCGGCGCAAGCTGTCGCAGAATCGGTTCCTAGCCTTCGTCAAGGAGGTCTGGCCGACGTTCATCGCGGGGAGGCACCATGCAAAGATGGCTGATGCGTTCGAGCGGGTGGCTAATGGCACTTGCAAGAGGCTTATTATTAATATGCCTCCTCGTCACACTAAGTCCGAGTTCGCTTCTTATCTGCTGCCTGCTTGGTTTCTGGGGAAGTACCCGCATAAAAAGATCATCCAGTGCTCGCACACCGCTGAGCTCGCCGTCGGGTTCGGTCGTAAGGTCCGTAACTTGGTCGATACCGATGCCTACAAGGCGATATTTCCTGAGCTTGCACTGGCATCGGACTCCAAAGCAGCTGGCCGATGGAACACTAACAAGCAGGGGGACTATTTCGCTATCGGTGTGGGCGGTGCCGTCACCGGTAAAGGGGCCGACGTCCTCATCATCGATGACCCCCACTCAGAGCAGGAAGCGGCGATTGCCGAAGTAAACCCGGATATTTACGATAAAACCTACGAATGGTACACTTCAGGGCCGCGTCAGCGCCTCCAGCCGGGCGGGGCCATCGTCATCGTGATGACGCGGTGGTCTAAAAGAGACCTGACCGGGCAAATCCTCAAGGATGCGGCTGCCAACGACAGCCTTGACGAGTGGGAAGTTATCGAGTTCCCGGCCATTCTGCCGTCCGATAAGCCGCTATGGCCCGAGTTCTGGGAGCTTGAGGAGCTCCTGAAGGTCAAAAGGGACGTCCCCAACTCCAAGTGGATGGCGCAGTACCAGCAGAACCCGGTCTCCGAGTCGGCTGCTATCGTCAAGCGCGAGTGGTGGCAGCAGTGGCCCCATGAGGAGCCGCCGAACTGTGATTTTGTCCTCATGAGCTGGGATACGGCCTTCGAGAAGACTCAGCGCGCTGACTATAGCGCCTGCACGACGTGGGGAGTGTTCTACCGGCCCGACGACACCGGGGTCGAGCAAGCCAACATCATCCTGCTTAACGCCTTCCGGGACCGCATGGAGTTCCCGGAGCTCAAACGTGTGGCTGTCGAGGAGTATCGGGAGTGGCAACCGGACAGCGTGATAATCGAGAAGAAGGCTTCCGGTGCTCCTTTGATCTACGAGATGCGCGCTATGGGGATTCCAGTGCAGGAGTTTACCCCGACGAGGGGGAACGACAAAATCTCCCGATTGAACGGTGTGAGCGACCTTTTTGCCTCTGGACGGGTATGGGCACCTGCTACTCGGTGGGCCGAAGAGGTGATTGACGAAGTAGCCGAGTTCCCCGCAGGCAGCAACGATGACTACGTAGATACGGTATCTATGGCCATGCACCGGTTCCGTAGAGGTGGCTACGTCGGTAGTTCGCTGGACGCGCCAGATGAACCGGTGTATTTCAAGTCAAACCGCAACCGGGGGTATTACTGATGGGTCTGTTCAAGGTACTGCGCGGAGCGCTGAAAATCGCATCCAAGGCTAACGACGTAGCCAAGAAGATCACGCCGGTAGTCGGCGTTGCTGAAGTACTTGTGGACGAGGTTGGTGACGCTGTGGGACCCAAGAATCCCAAGAAAAAGGGCAAGTAAATGGCAGTAGATAAGGCCCTCAACCAAGCTCCGCTTGGTCTCGACGCTACCTTCGCCTCCGGGATCGAGCCGGGTGTAAACGTGCCCGAACCTGACATCGAGATTGAGATCGAGGACCCGGAGTCGGTCACCCTTGGTATCGACGGGATGGAGCTTGAGATCGACCCGAGCGAGGACGAGGGGGACTTTAACGACAACCTCGCCGAGGACCTTGAGGACTCCCAGCTGGCGCAGCTGGCAGGTGATCTGATCGGGGAGTTCGAAGACGACGTCAACAGCCGCAAGGACTGGATACAGACTTACGTCGATGGGCTTGAGCTGCTTGGCATGAAGGTCGATGACCGGACCGAGCCGTGGCCGGGCGCGTGCGGGGTCTACCACCCCCTGCTGGCTGAAGCGGTGGTCAAGTTCCAAGCCGAGACCATGATGGAGACCTTCCCGGCCCAAGGGCCGGTGCGGACCAAGGTGATTGGTAAGGAGACCCCGGCCAAGCGCGATGCCGCGAGCCGCGTCCAAGAAGACATGAACTACCAGCTGACGGACGTCATGGTAGAGTACCGGCCCGAGCATGAGCGCATGCTGTGGGGTCTTGGCCTAGCCGGTAACGCGTTCAAGAAGGTCTACTACGACCCTAGCCTCGGGCGACAGGTCTCTATGTACGTCACCGCTGATGACGTCGTGGTCCCTTATGGCGCGAGCAGTCTGGAGACTGCTGGGCGTGTCACTCACGTGATGCGCAAGACCGAGAACGAGATGGCCAAGCTCCAGCGCGATGGCTTCTACCGGGATGTGGACCTCGGTGAGCCGGTCGATACGATGGATGAGGTCGAGAAGGCTATTGCCGAGAAGCTGGGCTTCCGGGCTGAGACCGACAGCAGGTACAAGCTGTTGGAGATGCACGTCGATCTGGTGATCGAGGACGACAACTACCGGGACGAGGAGGACGCTGACGTCGCCCTGCCTTACGTCGTGACCCTCGACAAGGCATCGATGGAGGTCCTTGCGATCCGGCGCAACTGGGACCCGGAAGACAAGAAGAAGCTGAAGCGCAACCACTTCGTACACTACTCGTACGTGCCGGGCTTCGGGTTCTACGCCTTCGGTCTGATCCACCTCATCGGTGCCTTCGCCAAGTCGGGCACCAGCATCATCCGTCAGCTGGTTGATGCGGGCACGCTCAGCAACCTGCCGGGTGGCTTCAAGACCAAGGGCCTGCGGGTCAAGGGCGACGACACCCCCATCAGCCCTGCCGAGTGGCGCGACGTGGACGTCAGCTCAGGTACGATGCGCGACAACATCATGCCGCTGCCGTACAAGGAGCCGTCGGGCGTCCTGTTCCAGCTGCTCGGGACCATCGTCGAGGAAGGACGCAAGTTCGCTGGCGCGGCTGATATGAAGATCAGCGACATGTCGGGGCAGGCTCCGGTCGGTACGACGCTAGCGATCCTCGAACGCACGCTCAAGATGATGTCAGCTGTGCAGGCACGTGTCCATTACGCGATGCGGCAGGAGTTCAAGCTCCTGAAGGGGATCATCCGCGACTACACCCCGGACAGCTACCCCTACGAGCCGGAAGAAGGCAGCCGCAAGGCCAAGAAGAGCGACTACGACAACGTCGAGGTCATCCCGGTCTCCGACCCCAACGCGGCTACCATGGCCCAGAAGATCGTCCAGTATCAGGCGGTCATTCAGCTGGCCCAGATGAACCCGCAGATTTACGACATGCCGTACCTGCACCGGCAGATGCTTGAGGTGCTGGGGATCAAGAATGCCCAGAAGCTCGTGCCGCTGGTTGACGACGAGGATCGCAAGCCGCGCGATCCGATCAGCGAGAACATGGACGTCATCAACGGCAAGCCCGTGAAGGCGTTCATCTACCAAGACCACGAGGCCCATATCATCGTGCACACGGCGGCGATGCAGGACCCCAAGATCATGCAGCTGCTGGGCCAGAACCCGCAGGCGCAAACCATGATGGCGGCCATGATGGCGCATATCGCGGAGCATCTCGGCTTCGAGTACCGCAAGCAGATCGAGCAGCAGGCCGGGGTACCCCTGCCACCGCCTGACGCAGAGATGGATCAGGACACCGAGCTGGCCGTGTCGCGGCTGGCCGCTGC